GACGACGTGGGCGGGCCAGTCGAGGCCGGCGCGGTCAGTGTAGGTCACGATTCGGCCAGGCGTCGGCGCAGGTATCAGGGTCATCGGGAAACCTCGGGGAGGGTGTAGGACGGCTTTGCGTCGCCGGCCTGCAGGATAGCGTCGACGACGGCGACGGCGCGGCGGTTTTTTACACCGACGACCGACAGGACCAGGCGCACCCGGTGAGGGCGTTGCGCGACGACGTCGGCGGGAGTGCGGCACTCGTAGCCGGCGGCGGCCCCGCAAAGTTCGCAAGGGACATCGACAGCCCACATCAGCGGAACCCATCAAGAGCATCAAGCAGCCCTCGGACCACGCTCGCGAGCGTAAGCCCCTCGTGCTCGGCAGCGGCAGACAGGCGGGCATGCTGGTCTGCGGTGAGCCTCACCGTGAGCGTCACCGTGGGCGGTGACAGCCCGCGGGATCGCCGGGCAGGGGTCGGGCGTGGTTTCGGCATCGATGTTCCTCCGTGTTCGTTTGCGGTGTTCACCATACGAGCACAGCCTACCGCTGGCAGCGTTTTTTTCTTCAGGGTGCGGCGTTTCGCCAGTGGGGTCGGTGGACGGACTTGGACGCACTGGTTTTCGAGAGTGCGTCCACCGTTTTACGGCTTCACAAAGCCGTTTTATACCCCTTCTTTGTCCCTTGGACAGACTTTTGCGAAAAAATCGATTCTAAAAACTACCCTTCCGCAGTTGAGTTGATGGGCCTGTATATGGCCGGAGACCCGCATTCATGCGTCCAGTGCGTCCAACCAAAAAAAAACGGCTTTCTGTAGCCGTTTTTTCGGGGTCGCATGGCAAAAAAGGCATGCGTCCAAGTCTGTCCATGCGTCCAGGCCAACCGGCCTAAGTCCATGATTTGTCGCGAGACTCGTTTTCGTCGTCATCCGACGACGAGCCTGACGACCCAACGGAGCGCAACTGCACCCCTCGGTACCGCCGCTCCCCGTGCACCTTGCAGTTTTCGTATCCTCGGCTCTTGACTTCTGTGCCGAATGCGTTTTGGCCCCCTGCGGCCTCCCCTCGGTCCTCGCACCATGAGCGAAACGCTTTCCACAAGACGCCGGCGCCGATGGTCCCCATTGCCGCGCGCTCGCAGCGTTCTTCGAGGAACTGGCCGACGCGGTCGGACTCCTCGCGGTAGTCGGCGGTAGCGTCGAGGACCTCCTGCGGGGCGACGAGGCCCAGGCGCTGCCAGTCGAGGCACCAACGGACGATGAGGGCGAGGATGCCGGGCAGCTCCCGCAGCAGGCGCTCCTTCAGGGTGAGGTCTTCTCTCCCGACGAACGACACCCCGAACGGAATCACCCTCATTCGCGCCCACAACGCAGGGTCTCCGCCTCGCACCCGCGGCTTGTAGTTCGTCTGCAGGAACAGCTTCTGCGTCGGGGTGAAACTGAAAAACTCCCCGCCCATGTAGCGCGCGCGAATCGAGTCCCCGCCGGTGAGCTTCTTCAGCATCCCCTCGTTCAGCTTGTCGCTCGGCCGAAGCTCGGCGGCGACACCGAAGCGCACCCCGAGCAGCTGGGCAAACATGTTCGGATGCGGGTCGTTCCTGCTTTCGAGGATGACGTCGTTTGGCAGGGCGGTGGCGTAGGGGCCGAGGGCCGAGAAGACCGCCTCGACGAGGGTGCCCTTTCCGTTGCGGCCGGTCTGACCCCACAGGACAGGGAAAACATGCTCGCGAATCACACCGCTTGCGGCGTACCCGATGCATCGCCCGAGGTACTCGCGGGTCTCGACGTCGGGCAGCACCTGGGCGAGGAAGGAATCGAAGGCTGGGCACGTCGCGGCCGGGTCGAAGGCGACGGGAATCATGCGAGTGCACAAGTCCTCGCGGCGATGTGCCTGCAGCTTCCCCGTGCGCAGGTCGACGGTGCCGTTCGAGCAGTTGAGCAGCCATGGGTCGCGGTCGAGTTCGTTGCTGGCGACGCTGATGCCGGTTTCGCGGGCGGCAAGCGTCAGCATGGCGGCACGACGGGGGGCGGCCTCGCTTTTTTCTGCGTGCCGACGGAGAAGCACTCGCCGCGCGTCATCGCCCTCGGTGAGCTGGTCAATCTGCCACGAGCGTGCGACAGCCTTTGTCGCATGCAACGCGGCGGCGTCCCCACCTTGCTCCCAATGTGAGCCGGTCCAATGCAGCCAGCAGCTGTCGTCGACGAGATAGCGAAAGTCCCTCCCGTGCATCCGTACCCAACGCTCGGCGTTGCCCGAGTCGGTGAGGTACTCGACGACGCCCTCGGCGGCCGGTGGCGCGGCCTGGACGACCTTGGCGACGGCGACCCTGCGCGCGTCGAGGATGAGGGCTTGAAGGCCTTCACGTGTCCCGCCGGCGGCAATCCAATCGGCAGCATCGGCGCCTTTCTGGTTCTGGTCGGTGGTGATGGTCACCAGCTCGGCGGCGACGCCCTGCAGCACGCTGGCAATCTTTGCCATCGCGGCGCGGCCGACGTCATCGTTGTCGGGCCACAGTGCAAGATGGGCCCCGCGAAAATGCTCGGCAAACTGCGCCGTCCACGTCGTGCGCTCGTCGCCACCGACGGCGCCGGTTCCACCTGCCCAGGTTGTCGCGACGACGCCCAGGGCGGCGACCGCGTCGGCGGCTTTCTCCCCCTCGGTGAGCACGATAACGGCGCCAGTCGACCGCGCGGCGACGAGCTGCGGGAGACGGTAGGGCAACTGCACCGATGCCTTCCCCCCGTGCCCATCGGCGAGGTGCTGGGAGTAGGACTTTCGCTTCCCGTTGGACTTCCCGTCGCGGCCGCGACCGGGCTCCCACCGTTTCACCGAGTACGCTCGGGCCCCGTCGGCCGTGAGGTAGTGCCACTCGGCGACGATGCGAGGGGCCTCCTCGGCCACCTCTATAAGAGGTATCCCGGCCAGGGTGGAGAGTTCGAGGATTGCGTCGAGGAACCCAACCCCGCGCAGCCGTTCGAGCATCGTGAGCGCATCGCCACCAGCCCCACACGCGCGACAGATGTAGACGCCCTTGGCGTCGTCGATATCAAGCGATGGATTGCTGTCTTTGTGGAACGGGCAGACGGCGCTGTAGTGGGGGCCATGCTCATGTTTGACGCGCTGGCAGAAGAGTCGCGCGACGTTGGCCATCGACGACGCTCGCTTGACGTCGTCGATGCTTTGCTGGGTGTACTTCACGGGGTCGCCTCGGGTCTGTTGCGCTGGCGTTTCGTGGTCGCTCGCGCGTGGTCGGTGTTCGATGATGGGGGGGCTGTAATGCACGAGAAGCGACGGGGCGGCAATGACACCAACCCCGTCGCTTCGTGCTGCGGCTAAATGTGCCGCATCTTCATCACCAACGCGTACGCCTTGGCGTCGGCTCGTCTTTGCGCGCTGCGCTCTTTGCTCGCCGCGGTGTCTTTGGCCCGCTGCGCGATGGTCTTCTTTCGTTCCTCGCCTGCCTTCGCGACGAGGTCCGCATATTTCTCCGGTGGTATGAGCTCATCCTCCAAAGACCGGACGGGCAGCGCCGGCGGGCGGAGGGTGTCGTCGTCATCCCACACGAGAACCCATCGCGGGTTGCGTTCGTCAGTCATGCTTCACCTCGCGCCGGCGGGGCTTCCCCGTGCACCATGTGGTACAGGTCGTCGGCGGCGACATCGAGGTCGACGCGGTTGAGCAAGGCGAAGTGTCTCCTGCCGTCGACGATGACCTCAATCCACCATCGACCACGCTCGTTGATAACGCTGCGGGCGGTCAGGATGCTGGGCCGACGTCTCGCCTGCAGCTCGCGGGCATTCAGGCCGACGACAAGGGCCATTGGGAGGACTCCCCCGCCCATGGTGAGTTGCTCAGGCATCGCTCACCTCGTCGAGGATGGAGAGTTGCCCCTGGTCATCGTCGGCCTCGACGGCGGGCGCCTTCGCCTTCTTCGCCTTCTTTGCCTTCTCCTTCCGCTCGATGCGCGTCGTCAGATGCTCGGCGAGCCACGCGGGGATGTCCTCGCGCTCGATGGTCGGGGGCATACCACCGGCCTCGCAGACGGCCTCGATGGCGTGCATCTCGTCCTCGGTCTGCGTGGCGTAGGCCTGGGCCATCGCCAGCGCCTTCGCCGTCTCGCCTCTCCCGCCGTTCATGATTTGGCCAGCGAGTTCGGTCACGGCCTGGGCGACGACATCGATGGCGGCACCGAAATCGCACCGGGCGGCAATCTCGGCGGCGGCGGTGTTGATGGGCCTGATGGCCTCGGCGAGGGCGCGAACCTTTCCGGTGATGGTGGCAATCTCCTCGGCGTACATGGCCTCGTTTGCATCGTGGTTTTCTTTGGCGTCTCTGATGTTGTCGGTGAGCGCGTGGTTAGTTCTGGCGAGCTGGTCCTGCGCAAACTGCAACTGGCGGCGGAGCGACTCCATCTCGCTCGCGGGCCAGTTGGTGTCGACGGCGATGATGTGGGCGAGCAGCTGATGTAGGCTGTCGATGACCTGGACCTTGTCGTCCTCGATGACAAGGAGGTGCTGCACGACAGCGTGCTTTTCCTCCTCGAGGATGGTGCGGATGTCGTCGAGGCCGACGGCCATGTCGACGGCGCGGGATTCGACGGCAGCGGAGTGCCAGGTGCGCAGACCCTCCTCGATACCGACAGGCACGCTGCCATCGGGCAGCTGCAGGCTCAGCACGTCGAGGTTATTCAGCCGGTCAACCTCGGCGATTGCGGCGTCTCGTTCGTCGGCGACAGCGGCCAGCTGGGTCTTCAGGGCGTCGACCTGGTGGCCGTGCCGACTCGCGGCACTGATGGCGGCCTCTTCGAGGTCGGCGAGGACATCGCGGGCGAGGCGGGCCCGGGCGCGGATGCGCTCGCGGTCGGCGTCGTGGGTGACGACGGGGAACATTGGCTCAGTCATGGTGTGTGCTCCTGGTGGTGGTGGTGTCAGCGGGCGAGGCGGGCAGCGACGGCGGCGTCGATGATGGCGGCAGCGTTGGGGATGACGACGGCGATGCGTGCGACCATGTCGGCATGCCGGGCGAGGGCGGCGTCGACGTCCTCGGAGGAAACGATGTCGGCGACGATGGTATCCAGCGTCTTCAAGGCCTTTGTCATCTTCTCCTCGGCCGTCGCTTCCTTCTTCGCGGCCTTCGCCGGGGCCGCAGCGACAACCAGCGGCTGCACGACGTAGGGTTTCCGCGACGCTTTCGACGCGGTGAGGGAGAGCGTCACGCTGCGCTGCATCTCGCTCATGTGCGAGATGCGGATACCGCCAACAGCCGCGCCACCGAACACGACGCTCTCGTCGCGGAAGAGGGTCATCGAGCGGCCGACGTAGGCGTTACCGTTGCTACCCCACACGTAGAGAAGAACGCGGCGCATGGACTTGCAAGGCAGGTAGGGCTTCCCGTTGTCACCCTCGAAGTGAACGGCGACGGGTTGGTCACCCTGCCCCGTCGATGCACGGGCCTTGACGGCGGTGACGAGGATGGTGCGAGGGCCGACGATAAGATCGTCGGCGTTGAGCTGGTCGCTTTTGGGCGCGACGGTTGCGCTGATATCGACGCTGGTCATGGTTCGTGCTCCTGGTCGTGGTGTTCGTGGTGGTCAGATGACGATGGTGTCGTCGCGGCGTTCGGTGGGAATGAGCCGGTAGTCATTGCCGCTCATGCGTTCCACCATTTTTGCATGTTTCTCGTCGAGGACGGCGTGAAACTTTGTCGCAGCTTCGATGATGGCGGCTTGAACTTCGAGGTCGCGAAAGATTCGCAGCGTGAGCATTGGAAGGCCTGCGCAGAACGAAACGAAATCGCACCACGAGCGCTCACTCACAAGCAAGCCGGTCTGCACCTGCAGCAAAAAATCGGCGGGCATCTTGTCCTCGTCGATGGTCTGCATTTGGAACCGGCCTTTGCGCGACTTGACCTCGACAAGCCCGTCGTCGCCGACAAGGGCGTCGGGAGAATATCCCAACGAGAAGCCCCATTTGTCGTTGACGATGAAACCCACGCGCTCGATTTCCCCATAGTTCTCGGCGTAGATTTCGAGGGCCTCAACCTCGTCGACTTCTCCGCGCAGCATGTCGTCGCCGATGTAGCTCGGCTCGACGTACTGCGTCACCCGCTGCGCGAGCAGTTCGTACAGGTGAGACCGGCTCTTGTCGTTGTCTGCGGCTTTCAGCTTCGAGGGCGTGACGACGTGCTTCATCTCGCTCGCCGTGAGCAATCCGCAGCGAGCCTGCAGCCACTCGGGCGAGCCTTGAATCAGTTCTTTGTAGACGGTCAGTGTCATGGTGTGTCCTTTTTTGCGATGGTCGTGAGAGCGGTTGCGATTGCTTCGAGGGCCTTGACGCGGCGGGCTTGCATCTGCTCCTTCTCGGTCTCGTTCGACGGCGGGGGCGACGTCGACGCGCGATGACGGTGAATGTAAGCATGACTGTGCGCGGCGGCCTGGGCGGCGACGGCGTCGATGACGTTGCAAAGGTCATCGACGAGGTCGTGCGCCAGCTGCTCGAACTCCAGGCGGTCGAGGGTGGTGGCGGAAAACAGCGCAGCATGTGCGCCGGTACGGTTGAGGGCGCTCATGCGTCACCGTCGACGGCGGCGTAGACGATGAAGGCGGTACGGTTGCCTTCGGGTTTTGTTTCTCGCCACGCGCGCAGCTCGCCGACGTCGACGTAGTACATGTAGCCGGATTTCGTCGGCGGGCAGGGGACCAGGTCGTGCGGTGCGCCGGACAGGCACCATCGGCGAAGGGTGGCGCGGTCGACGCCCATCAGCGTCGCGGCCTGCGGGAGCGTCGCGGTTCGTTTTGGTTTTTTCTTGGTCATGCGTGTCCTCGTGTTCGGCATCCTCATCAGGACGACCCACCGTATCGGTGTGCCTCGGTCGTCGACGGGTGGCGGATCCAAGCGCCCCCCGTTTCGGTCGTTGCCCCGGCGACGACATGTCGCCGGGCGGCCATTCTCCCGCTGCGTCGAAATCAGCGGGAAATCTTGGAGTTATCGCTCGCGGTGCTGGCGCTGACGCTCGGCCACCCATGCGCGGAGGGTCTGCTCGGTGACCCAGCCCTCTCCGACCTCGGTGTCCAGGTCGCATTGGTCGAGGACGTGCGCTATCTCGCGCTCGATGCGGGCGCCGCACATCGCCGGCGTCCAGGGCGTGCCGTCAATCGTCGCACCGGCCCCGACGAGCAGGGCAGCGTCGACGATTGAAGCGAGCCCGGCGAGTAGGCTGCGGCGGCGAGCGTCGACTCGGCCTCTCGCGGCCTGGGCCGCGTTGTGGCGATTGTGGGCGTCGTCATCGAGCGCAACGACGCAGGCGCCGGTGAGAAGGTCCAGGGCGGTGCGTGCGGCGATTCCCTGCGTTTCCTCGACGGCGACGGTCATGGCATCGAGTGCCCGGTGGAGCGCTCGCTGTGCGCCGGCGGTCGTCTTCCAGCTGGTGGCATCCCATCCCGAGGTTGCCACCTGCGGCCACCCGGCAGCGAGCCGGATAAGGCCGCGCGTGCTCTCGATGCAGACTCTCATCGGCCACCTCGCAGGACGCCGAACGCCGCGAGGGCCCCGGCAGCAGACACACCGACGACAACGGCGACACCGTCGACAGCGACAACCCAACCCGCGCGCCCATGGCGCGTCAGGGTAGTCACACGTCCGCCAGGTAGTCGGCGATGGCGTCGGAGAAGTCGGACTCGAAGCACTCGCGGACGACGCGGTTGTCGCGAATCCAGTCGGCCAGCTCGACGAGGGTCATGTTGTCGAGGACGGCTTCGAGGGCGTCGTCGTTGTCGGCGAAGCGGCGCGCGGCGGGGTCGGGCAGGAGTCGGTCAAAGTCGGGCAGGTTCATATTTGTTCTCCGTCGCCGGGGTCGTGGGCCGGCACGCCAAGACCCCGGGCTGACCGGGGAATGCTGGGCAGGTTGTCGATGGTGCGGGTCAGCAGGCGCCGTCGAGAATCCAGGCGGCCACCTGCTTGCGGGCGGCAGCGCGGGACAAGTTGCCGATGGTCTCGCGGATTGACTCGGCCACCATGTGGCGGGCGTCGCGGATGGTGACGGCCTTGCGCGCGAGGTTGTCGTAGATCCCCCGGGGGTCCATGCGGGGCCGGTAGTGCTCGGCGATTTGGGCGACGGTGAGACCGAGGGCGAGGCCGGAAACGTAGGCTGCGTCGAGGTCTCGGTTGGATGCTGCGGCCTCGTCGAAGTCCGCGATGCGGTCGAGGCTGACGACGCGGGGCTGGTCGTCGTTGTCGAGGAGCGCGGCCTGGGCCTTGGCGTGGGCGCGATTCCCGTAGGCGGCGACGATGCCGTCGCAGGTGACGACGACGTGAGGGCGGCTGCGGAAGGTGCGAAGGGCGTCGGTGGTCTTCATGGTCGTGGCTCCTGTTGCGGCGGTGTCGTGCGCCGTGGGCCCAGTATGCGCCTGTGGGTGCACACTGTCAAGCATGGTGGTGATGTTTTTTTCTGGGGCTTTGCAAAGCCGTTTTACGCGCATCGGGTGCGACATGACGAAGCCTGATTTGTGACCGCGCGCACAAAAACAAACGCCACCCCGCGAAAGGTGGCGTCTGCCGAACACTGACCAGGACCCAAGACGCCCACGACGGCGCCATCACCCGAGGATACGGGGCCCCGTCGTCGTCGTCAACGCAGTTCGTCGAGGGCTGCGTTGCGCTGGTCGAGCCCGAGGATGCTCGCAATCTCGTCCTCGGTCATGCCACGCCGGCGCAGGTCCTCGGCCAGAGCTGCATCCTCGGGCGGGAGCGGCGCGCGGTATTTGGCCTCGCCTGCCCCGCGAACGGCCGAGGCGAAGGCACCAGCTGCACGAGCTGACGCAGCGCTCGCCGGGGCGGGCTCGGTGAGGGCGAAGGTGCCCAGGCGCTTGCCGGCCGCGGCCGAGAACTCCTTCACCGTCGCGCCCATTTGCGAACCCCGAGCGCTGCCGGCCTTGAATGCACCGACGCCAGCGGCAGCGACGGGGGCAGCTGGTAGGCCCATTCCCTCGGCGGCGCTGCCGGCGGCCTGGGCGACCCCTCCCTCACGAAGTCCGAACAGGCGACCACCAGCGGCACGGCCCAGGCTCTCGGCGGTCTGGTCCTCGATGAGCCGGGCCACCTGCTCGGCCTTGCGAAGCTCCTGATACAGGTCTTTCGCGCCTTTCGGGCCCGGGCTGCCGCGAAGGCGAGAGACCATCATGCTCACCTCGGCCGGCGGCACACCGACAAGGGCACTCTCGACGGCGTCGTCGGCGGTGTCGCGCAGCGAGCGGATGTACTCCTGTTTCGCCAGCACCTGCGCGGGAGAATCCCCCCACTTGCCAGCGACTTTTCCAGCGACGTTCGCCTTTCGCTGCACCTGTTCGAGGGTGTAGACGACGTCGCTCGCGTCGAGTTCGTCGGCCTGGGCGAGCATTGTCTCAACCACGGGGCGATACTCGTCGGAGTCGGCGAGCAACGTGCGGGCCCGCTCGCGGACTCGGTCGGCGAGTTGTTGCGATGATACCGACGCGCCGGCGGCATCGGCCTGTTCGAGCAGGACCCGTTTCGCCTCGTTGATTGTCTCGCGGGACTTGGTCGCGGCCTCGTTGAGAGCCGTCGTCGTCGATGCTTTCGGGGCCATTCCGTACTCGCGCATAATGCGCGTCGCCTCGGGAACTCCACCTTTCACCGGCGGGGTGCCGCTCACCTTTCCCTCGACAAGGCGGGCAATCTTCAGGCCCTCCATGTTCGCGCCGGTGGCACCCTTCGACGTCGCAAGGCGAGCGACGTCGGCACCCTTGCCCATCTCGGTGAGCGGCTTCGACAGCAACGACGCCACGGCAGGGGCGGCGCTGCGGGCCATTTGGACGGCGACGGGAGCGACGCCACCGGTGAGCAACCCAAGGGTGCCGGTCTTCGTCATCTCGCCAACGATGTCCTGCGGTTCGAGGGTCTTCGCCTCACCTGCGCCGGTGACGACACCCTGCAATGCGCCGACTCCCATGCCGGTGAGCACAGCCTTCCCGAGGTCGCTCGCCTTGCCTGCAGCGCCGGCGGGCAGGAGCAACGACGAGAGGACTTGACCGGCGCCGGTTTTCAGGGGCTCGGCGGCGCGGGATTCCTCGAGGCGCTGCCGCTCCTCGTCGCGGGCCTGTCGGTATGCGGCGCGCGTGGATTCGACGAGGCCGCCCTCGGCGCCCTCGTACCCGGTGAGGGCGCCGCGGGCCCGTCCGTAGACGTTGCCCAGGGCGCCGGCAGCACCGGCCAGCTCGTCGCCGAAGCTCGCGGTCAGGCCCTGTTTGGCACCGGTAGCGACGCTCTGCTCATAGAACGGGCGGGCGGCGATGCGGCGCTGCAGCTCCTCGTCGCGGGGCGCCTTCAGCGCATCGCTCACCGCTGCAGTCGGCGCGGCCGCTGCGGGTTGCGCGCGTCGTCGACGCTCCTTTTCGAACTCGAACGCTTGTAGCTCTTCTTCGAGTGTCATCGCTTCCTGCTTTCAAGTTGCTGGCCATATGCGGCGAACTCTTCCGGCGTCATCTCGCTCAATGGTTTGGCGGCGGCGGGCATGGCGTCGGCGGCGGAGGCTGCACCGTCGGGCAAGTCCAACCCGCGCGAGAGGTACGCGGCGGCTCGGCGTTGCTTGACGTCACCCTTGAGCGCATCGAGGACAGCCTTTGCCGTCTCATTGCGAGTAGCGAGACCGAGGAACCCGCTATCGACGAGACCCTGCCGCATGAGCTTCACCTCATCCGAACGTGCGACGCTGCCCGGGTCGGCGAGTTTGGCGAGGTCGGTCGCGATTTCAGTGAGGCGGCGGTCCATGACGGCACCCTCGGGGCCGGCGAGTTCAAAGGTGCCGGTCTTGTCGATTTGCGCTTTGATGGCGTCGATGTTGCGGTCGATGTTGCTTGTGAAGTTCTCGACCTCGAGGACCTGCTGACGCTTCTTCTCGGTGGCAGACATTGCAGCGTTCGCACGAGCGGACCCCGGTCCGCCGGCGGCCTCGTTGCGCAGGCGCTCCACTTCGAGGCGCAGCTTTTCCGAACGCATCGCAGCATCAGGGCTCGGTTGCTTTGCGCCGCCAAGGGGGGCGGCGGCCTTACGCTCGGCGAGCTTCGCCGTGGCCTCACCCTGTCGGTTCTTCGCGGCGAGGGCTGCGGTTGTGTCGACGGCGGTGTCGCGGGCCCCGAGGACTGTTCGCCAGTCCGACGCGGGCAGACCCCGAGCAACGGCGACGCGCTCAAGCTCGGCCTGTGAGACACCACCTGGGCGAGAAATCAGGCTCTCGGTGTCCGATGCTGCGCCGGCGATGTTCGTCGCGCGCGCCTCGGCGGCCGCCTTGACGCGGTCGGCCTCGAGCTTTGCGTTCGTCCTCGCCATCTCGGCCGCGGCCTTCGTCGCCTCGGTGGCGGCCTTCGTGGCATCGACGCCGGTTCTCGCGTTGCGGGCCTCGATGAGACCGGCGTCGCGGGCCTTGCGGGCCTCGATGTCGGCGTTGAACTTTCGCTCGGCCATGTCCCGCTGCGCCACGTCCCCGGCGATGCCGGCGCCGGTCTGAATCAACGCGGGCAGCAACGACGCCAGCGCCGTCGACCGGGCAGCGTCACGGCCGGCGCGGATGCGCTCCTGCTCAAGCTGCAAGGGGACGAGGCCGGCGGCGGCGAGGATTTCAGCGGTTCGAGATGCGCGCGACATGGGTCACCCGTTTATCAGTTGGATTTGGTCGTGGGCCGTCCGGCGCCAGTAAATGCCCGAGTCCCGCGCACCACCGACGGTGA